GCCGATATTGATAACCTTATACACTGTGTTACCTCCCTTAAAAAAATATCCCCCGCCGATGTTGATCGGCGGGGTAGTCGGTGTTGATTAGCCTACGGGATTCGCGGATCCGCCGCCGCCGGATTCACCGCCGCCGCCGGATTCGCCGCCGCCACCGGATTCGCCGCCGCCACCGCCTCCACCGCCGCCGCCACTGGACGCCGCCGTCGGCAGAGTTACCGCCGAATACCAGTCATCATAGGCAGCGTCGGTGGGGTAGCACTTGCCGCGAATGATGTCCTTGTCCAGCGCAGTCACGTGAATCGGAGAAGCGGTGATGGTGCTGCTCTCGGTGGTCGGCTCCTTGGAGTCCTCGGTGGTGGAGGACGAAATTGAGGGACGGGTGGCTACGCAGTTGTAGAACGCATGGCGCACCTTCTGCTTGTCGCCCTTGAACTCGAAGAGCAGAGCGAAATGGACAGCCTCGGTGTCGGCGTCCTCATACTGGATGCCATTGGCAGCAGTGGCGATTTTCCAGATCGCGGCTTTGATCTCATCAATGAAGCGGGCAACTTCAAGGTCACCCTCGTAGCCGCTGTTGTTGTTGGACACATAGTACGCGATGTTATCAGCGTACCACTTGGACAGCTCGCCCTGCGGTTCCATGCTGATGCTCCTTGCGCCGGGGTTCATGATCGGAGTGGCGTAGGTCGCGGTATTGTTCTCGGCATCGATGGTCGCTACCGCAAACGCAACCTTTTCAAGGCCGAATTTGACTTTGTTCTGGGTGGGTGTATTCGGCATGGTATTATTCCTCCTATTCTGTCGTTTCCACGTCGGGTGTAGCATCATAATCGATAACTGTAGAGTATCGAACCTCATACATTTTCTCGTCAGCTATCCACACTTCCGACTTATTCCAGGTTATCTCGTAATCCGAGAGAACCAGCTCTATCCTTCGCTCCAATGGCGGCTGCTTGGACTCTGTATACAATTCGATATCCAGCTCAGTATTTTGCTCATATACCGAATTGTCAGCAAAAAAGTTATCAGTTGATGGGAGCAGAAATAAAATATACGGAAGATCCGGAGCTTCACCTTCTGCGTAATGGTCGTATGCGCACGGGAGTCCAAACGATTCAACCATGGACACGATTTCATCGTATGTCATTGCAGCGCCCTCCCATCAGTTCTTGAGTCTGCGCTCAAGCTCGCCTTCCATGTGCGCGATTCCAACCTGTTCAGCGGGAGCAAGATGTGGTATAGCGGCAACCCTGCCGCCGCCGCGCTTCGCATGGCCGTTTTCCAGCAGATGAGTCAACATATACCGGGTAGGCGAGTGAACGACGACTTCAAGCTTTGTCGATGTCTCTAATACAGTCTTTACGCGAAAGCTCTTAGCGTATTTGCCGCCCTTTTTGCGCTTTGTATCTTTGCTTTTCGGAGCTGTATTTCTGATCTCATTGGTTACCAGCTTTCCGGTCTCGTTCGTAACCTCTTTAGTAACCGTAGTGACTTCTTCCGTGTAGTCAGCCAGGATGTCATGCACCGCGCTGGCGAGCTGGTCTATCTGGATTTTTGTAGAACTCATTTGCTCGCCTCCTGGTACTTACATTGAAGAGTAATGGTTTGCCGCTGATAGTTCATCATATCAACGGCAATAATATCGTATATGTCGCCATTAAAAATGACGCGATACTCATTACTCTTGACGTCCTTCAGCTCAGAGCAGTATCGGACATCAAAGTTGACGGTGCGTTCTGGCAGTGTAGTTGCCTCTCCGCTGCTCTCCTTATCATGCTGATATGTTCCCGCATAGGCGCTGCAGGAGTAGTAGTCTACCCACGCGCTTGTGTGGTTCAAATACTTATCCGTGATGGTGCTGTTCTTCTGGATCGTGATTCTTGAATTGAATCGCGCTATTCTCCTATTCATCAGCACACACCCTCTCGGATGGAGTACAGAAGACTCCGAAGCGTAAGGTCAAGGTCATTTTCCCTGGCTTCTTCTCTGTGCTCAAACATATAAGCCACGGTATAAAGGATTGCGACGCGGAGAAGCGACCGTTTGCGGAGTATATCGCGGTCATCGTCAGCAGAGCCGTTGTTGACTTTATCCCAGTCTTCGTCAGACAGCCTTGCAACATCTGCGCACTTGAATTCAGCAGATGTGATGAGGCTGCTTATCAGCGAGTCCTCATCGGAGCTGTCAACGCGCAGATAAGCCTTGGCCTCTTCGGTTGTTACAAGCGCCATAAAGCAGCCTCCTTTCTTCAGTTATCAGGCAGTTGGCTCAACGATACGCAGCTTGTACTGCGTCTCGGCATAGCCGTCAGCACACAGCGTGAAGTTGTCAACCGACTTCTGCGAGTTGTCTCCGGCCAGCACCAGGTCGGCGGCAACCCAACGGACAAAGTAGCCAGCGCCAAGGCTGCAGCTGGTAGCCTCGGACACATCATCGGCAGTCAGCAGGGTGCCGTTGTACTTCAGCCCAGTGATGGGAGAGATACCGGCATTGATGCCGATACCCAGCCACTTGTGGACGCCCCAGCCGTTACCACCGTCAAAGTCCTTCAGCGCAGAAACCTTCTCGGACAAGGTGATGGTAATCACGCCGTCCTCCTCGGCAACGCTGCTGATCTTGCCGGTGTTGTACTGCCTGTCGGCGTGACCGGCAACACTGTCGGTCACATCCTTTGTGACGGTCAGGGTGAAGGCGTCTCCGACCATCAGACCGGCATTCTTCAGCTTGGTAATCAGGCTGTTCAGCGTGGTACGGACCTTTGCCACGGAGTCGCTGTTGACATCAGCAGTGCTCATGTTCGGCAGCAGACCGCCGCCATTGTCACCGTCAAACACCAGCTTGCCGCCGATGTGGGTGACATCACCGCCCTGCTCGGTATAGTTCTTTGCATTGTAGCTCATGTTTCAACCCTCCTTATAGCTTCGGATGAAGCCCTGTTAGGGCTTCATCTTCAGCAGCTTGATAGCTTCGGGGAGCACGACCTTCGCGTCGCTGCGCTCGAACGCCTTGAAGCCGATCACGCCGGAGTCGGCATAGCGCTCAACCAGGCGCTGCACGGACAGGCCGACACGGTCGCCGATCCAGAAGTAGTTGAAGTCGCCGAACGCGGCAACCAGGGCACCGGCCTCGATGTCGGGCGCGTATGCGGTGGTGATCAGGTCATAGCCCAGCAGCTTGTCGGGCTGGCCAGCGGCCAGAGCAGGCTGCCACATGTACACGCCGTTGCCATCCTTCAGCTTGCGGATAGCCGCCACGGTCGCGTCATTCATCAGGAACTTGGCCTGACGGCGATAGGCCAGACGCAGCGCGTACACCAGAGACAGCACTTCGTCAGCGGAGATCTCGGTGGACTTGGCAGCGGTCACGCCAATAGCGCCGCCGTTGGCAGTGAAAATACCAGCGGGACCAGAAACGCCAGCGCCGGTGCAGAAGGCAGCTTCCTCGCCAGCGCCGAACGCACGGGCGATCTCACCAGAGATGTAGCTGTCGACATTAGTGAAGGAGTCATACAGCAGCTCCTCGGTCGCGGGGATGATGACGCCCAGCTTATAGGCATGCAGCACGATGCGGTCGAAGGTCGGAGCGCTCAGGCTGTAGGAGTCGCCCTCGCCCAGCCACTGCGCAGCCGCGTGGGTCTTGGGGACGGTGATGTTGTGATCGCCGTTGGTGCGGATGACATGCGCGATAGAGCGGATAACGTTCAGCTCGGCGATGTCATCGACGATCTGCTTCTCGTACTCCTCAGGGACGAGGTAGCCGCCATCAGCCGCGGTGCCTTCCTTCATCAGGGGAGTGATGTCGTTGGCGAAGTGCTGGCCGCGAATGTAGTTGATGAAGCTCTTCTTGTAGGCGTCAGAAGCCCTGCCGTTCTTCTCGGTGGCGCTGTTGTCAGGCTTCTCGACGATGGGAGCGGAGACGGGCTCCTTCATGGAGTTCTCCATCTGCTCCAGGCGCTGCTTGCGCTCAATCTGGTCGGTGATGGCCTGAATCTCGGCCTCCATCCGCTCGTAGGTGGCAGCGTCTTCGGCGCTCAGAGTGCCGTTTTCGAGAGTATGAGTATCAAGGAAGCGCTTGGCAGCTTCCCACGCAGTAGCGCGCTTGGTGAACAGTTCATTCATTGTTTTTTCCACCTTTCTTTTTGTTTTAGAATTTGTCCTTGATATTTTTGAGCCTGTCGTAGAATTGTTTGGAGTCTACGGCGGTGTTCTCGGGTTCCGGTTCAGTCGCCGGTTCTGTAGCCGGTTCATCCTCCGGCACGTCATCCGGTTCCGGGTTGGTTTCTGGCTCTGGCTCGGGCTCTGGATCCTGACCCGGTTCGTCGGCTACCTCCTGCTCTGCTATTACGATATCGGCAATGCCTTTATGCGCTTTCAGCAGCTCAACCAGTTCGTCAAGGTTTGTAATGCTCTCCACGCCTTTCAGCATGGCGGCAAACCTATGACGGCCAGCCCAGGCGACCATGTCCATATCGTGCATCGCGTCGGTGGGTCCATCTTCGCCAGGTTCTTCGTCCGTTTCCGTCACCGGTTCCGGTGCGTCTTTACCGATGTAGCCATCCGCAAAGCCCAGAGCAATGCACGTCTTGGCAGACATCCAGGTTTCATCCTCCATAAGCTGAGCGACCTTGCTTTCGCGCATGCCGGTCTTCAGACAGTAGGCGTCTCGGATACCCTTGTCGATCTCCTCAAGCACATCGGCTTCATGGCGCATTACGTTGTGATTGCCCCACGCGATGGTGGACGCCCCATGAATCATCATGTAGGCCACAGGAGCCATAAGCACCGTAGTACCGGCCATGGCGATAATGCTTGCGGCGCTTGCGGCAAGTCCTTCGATCTTCACAGTGACGTCGCCCTTGTGTTCTACGAGCATTGTATAGATCTGTGACGCCGCTATCACGTCGCCGCCGGGGCTGTTGATATATACCTCGATGTCGCCCGGGTGTGCTTCAAGCTCTTTTCTGAAAGCGTCCGGTGTGACTTCGTCGCCCCACCACACTTCAGAGTCAATCGGGCCGTCGATGCGCAGGACGCTGACCTGCTCGGATTCACCGGCATCGTTTGTGAACGTCCTGTTTGAGTACTTCCAGAATTTGCTCATCTGGTACTTGTCCCTCCTTTCCTGTCAGGATGATGCCCGAAAAGGCGATACCTTATATTGCTGTGATCAGTCTTCACATTGCATCATCACCGCCTTTCCGCGCTTGGGTGATGGGTATCATGTTGCCGTTGACGAGGTAATCGTCTCCGCCCTGGTCGGCTGGTATGCGATCCATATTTTCGAGTTCGCGTATGTCGTTTGCAGACATCCAGCCGTTCTGACGCGCAACAGCATACCCATTCATGCGCGACTGGTAGTCGCCGCGCAGCAAGCCGTCGATATTGAACTTGATGAATATATCCGGCTTTTCTTTTTCTGTCAGCAGGGTGCGGCACATAGCCTGCTCCCACCGGCATACCCATGGATCCAATGTGTACTTTACGAACTCAAGAGACTGCTGCTCGATATTTGAGAAGCTCGACTTTTCAAGATCACCAACCATATGAGGCGGCACTCTGAAAATCCTCGCGATTTCGTCGATTTGAAACTTGCGGGTTTCGAGAAACTGTACCTCTTGCGGATTGATGGAGATCGCTTTGTAGTCGGCTCCTATTTCAAGGATGGCGACATTGCCGCCGCCGGAACTGTAAAAGCCCTTCTGCCAATCCTCGCGCACCTTGTCCCGATTCTTGATAAGGTTTGGCACTCTCAAGATGCCCTTTGGAGTCCCACCGTCCGCAAAGAACTTCGCGCCGTATTCCTCGGCAGCAATCGACAGCCCGATAGCGTTTTTCGCCATTGCGATGGGGCTGTAGCCTACGAGCCCGTCAAACCCCAGCGCCGGGATATGAAGGACGTCTCTCGGCTGCAGCATCACCTTGCCGTCCTTTATCTCAGCGCCATCATCCGACAGTTTCTGATATTCATAGTACAGTTTGCTGTTGGCGTCCCTGTCCACTTTCATGCGATTCGGCATGAGCGGGTACAGTGCGGTTACCTCACCTTTGCGGTTGCGGATGATCTGAGCGTAGGCGTTACCCCACAGGAGCATATGCGCCATGAGCGTCTCTCTGAAAATGAACGATGTCATTTCTGGATTCGGCTCATCGTGCAGCAGCCTGAACAGCGGGTGGTGAAGAGCTTTTTCTTTGCCGCCATCATCACGATATTGGTACACGAATAACGGCAGACCGGCGATAGCCTCTGACAGAATACGCACGCAGGCGTAGACTGCCGTCATCTGCATGGCGCTTCGCTCTGTCACCAGCTTGCCGGACGTGCTACCGCCCAGCCATGGCACATACGGACTGCCGGTCAGACTGTTTGTGGGCTTATCCCGAGCGCGAAAAATGGAGGACAGAATACCCATTTCTTATCACAACTCCTTTTTCAGTGTTGGTGTGTCAGATGAACATGATGCCGTCATCGTAAATGTCGGATCCGTAATCATAGCCATTTACCACGGCTCTGCCAAGAGCCATAACCATGGCAACCACACCGTCGATTTTCTCTGTAGACTTCTTTTTGTTGGGCTTGATATTGCCAGCAGCGTCAGTCTCAACGACAACGTTGTCCATCATCCAGTAGAGAACCGGATGGCCGTTATGAACGATACCCTGACCGAGAACCAGGCGCTCAAGCTCCTTTGAAGGTTGGCTCATGCTCCTGATGCCCTGTCCGAAGGTAACCAGTGTCAGGCCGTTCTCTTCGAGCGTCTGGACCATCTGTGTAGCGCCCCAGCGGTCATATGCGATTTCGCGAATGTTGAAACGTTCGCTCAGTCCGATTATGAACTCCTCGATAAACGAGTAATGGAGCACGTTGCCCTCTGTTGTCTGTAGATATCCCTGTCGTGCCCACAAATCATAAGGGACGCGGTCTCTCCGAACGCGCCCCTCAATATTCTCCTTCGGAATCCAGAAGTATGGCAGCACATAGTACTTGTCTTCTTCGTCCTCCGGTGGGAATACGAGGACAAAGGCCGTGATGTCGGTCGTGCTGGACAAGTCTAAGCCTCCGTAGCATACACGGCCTTCAAGCGTCTTTTCGTCGAAGTCGAACTCACACGCTTCCCACTTCGCCATTTGCATCCAGCGCACCGACTGCTTAACCCACTGGTTCAAGCGAAGCTGTCGAAAGACGTTCTCCTCCGTCGGCGTCTCCTGGGCGCTCTCACATGCCATACGCACCTTCTCAATGTCGATTGTGTGACCGAGAGACGGATTGGCCTTCTTCCAGACCTTCGGGTCTGTCCAGTCATCGCTCTCAGCCGCTCCATATACGACAGGGTAGAAGGTCGGGTCATGCTTACGACCGTTTATGATATCCAATGCCTTCTGGTGCTGCTCATAGCACACAGAGTGGATATCGTTGCCAGCGGTGGTAATGAGAAAGAACAGCGGCTGTTGTCTTGCGTCGCCGGATCCCTTGGTCATGACGTCGAACAGGTTTCTATTCGGCTGAGCGTGCAGCTCGTCGAAAATGACGCCATGGACATTCAAGCCGTGCTTGGTGAACGCCTCGGCAGAAAGCACCTGGTAGTAGCTGTTCTTTGCCGGGAACATAATGCGCTTTTGGCTCTTATTGACTTTGAGCCACTTCGACAGGGCAGGGGAGTTGCGTACCATCTCGGCGGCGACATCAAACACGATACTGGCCTGTTGCCGGTCTGCGGCACAGCCGTAAACCTCGGCACCATCCTCGAAATCAGCACAGAGGAGATACAAAGCAACGGCAGCAGCGAGTTCGCTCTTGCCGTTCTTCTTCGGTATCTCGATATACGCAGTATTGAACTGCCTATAGCCGTTTTTCTTGATAGTTCCGAAGACATCCCGAATGATTTGCTCCTGCCATGGCAGCAGTTTGAAGTATTCTCCGGCCCATTTGCCCTTGGTATGGGTCAGTTTTTGAATGAAATTCACGGCATGATCAGCAGCTTTTGCGTTGTAACGGCTGGATTTTGCCATGAAACGGGTCGGTTTGTAGCCTACCATGGCTTCTTACCTCCCATGATAAGGGCCTCCATGCCGTCGCCGGTAGGCACTCCTTCATAAGGAGTCAGGCTGTTTTCCTTCACAACCTGAAATATCTCATACCAAATCAAGTTGGCTTGCTTCTGGTAGGCCAGCTGCATTTCTACAAACGGGCTCTTTATAGGAGCTTCTGTTGTCGGGTGCTTCGCAATGAAGCCCTTATCGCTGATCATCCTGGAGCACTGGATATACCGGGCGAATGTCTCTGCGAAGCATTCCACCTGCCGGTGGTTAACCAGCTTGTCGCAGCCTCTCTCTTTGAGCCATTGCATGGTCTCGATATAGAGCTTGTCAGCGCCGAACGGTTTACCGTCCCGCTGTTTCGCGGAGAGGTAGTCGTCGGGCTTCGGCATGTCCACGCCATCAAGGTCCGCGGGCTCCGGCAGCTCCCCAGGAGCAATCGGAGCGACAGGGAACTCCATGATCTTCGCTGCCCGGCCCTTCTTTGTCTTGTCGGCCAGCGCTTCTTTGTTCGGCCCAGAGCGCGGACGTCTGCCGCCTCTGTTGGTGCCGTCTTTAGCCATTATTTCACCTTCATTTCTGTCTCGCGGCGGCGCGTAGCATGGGCTATAGCCCGTCCGAGCCGGTCAATCGGTCGTTTGAACCTCAAAACGTTCTTTCGAGGG